GGGAGAACTCGACGGCAAGGGGCTCGACACGACTCTTGCCGGCCTCGACGACGAGGTTCTCAAATCATTAGACACTTTGAACCTTAGTACCCTCGAGGAGATTGCAGACGATGTTTTCGACGCAGGGATAAAGGGCCCGGACGTAAAGCCCGGAGATGTATTCCAGTTGGGAAACCACCGCCTCATGTGCGGCGACAGCACAACTGATGACGTCAGCACTCTCATGGACGGAAAGAAAGCGCAGATGGTCTTCACGGACCCGCCGTATGGGGTCGACTATGACGCCAGCGCGCTAGGCCGCTCGAGCAAGGAATACCGGCCAATAGAAAATGATGCCCTCAAGGACTTCGACCTCGAGGCCTTCTGCGAGGCGTTCCTGAGACAGATGCAATCACACTGTGATAACGAGGCCTCGTTCTACATCTGCTTCGCCAATCGAACCTCGCACAAGCTCCTCGCTGTCATGGAAAGGCTGAGTATCCACTTCGCCGTCCCGCTAGTCTGGGACAAGGGTTCGGCCCCGATTACCTGGGACAGATACCATCCGCAGCACGAGACGATATTCTACTGCGGAGAAGGTTCCAAGCCGACAGGATCTAGCTCGAGGTGGTACGGGCCCAAGAACGAAACGACCGTCTGGGACATCAAAAGAGAGCCGAATATTAACAATTTCCACCCGACACAAAAACCGGTAGCGTTGCCAGCCAGGGCGATACTCAATTCATCGAGGCCAGGAGAGATAGTTCTTGACTTATTCGGAGGCTCGGGGTCCACACTGATTGCCGCAGAGAAGACCAACAGAATCTGCTACATGATGGAAAAAGACGAGCAATATGTGAGCGCCATCGTAGCCCGCTGGGAATCGCTCACTCACAGAAAAGCAAAGCGTCTGTCGGCGGCCTGCGACAACGGGAACGATAAAGCCGCCCTGAAAGTAAAGAAGGAGCCGAGATGAAGACGAAGAGGATTACAGACGCCGACATACTAGAGATGAGACGGCTCTACGCCAATAAGAGAATGTCCTACAGGGAGATTGCCAAGCAGTTCCAGTGCCACCACTCCACTATCGCCCGGTGCATCAAGACCTGCGACCCCGTCTCTCCGTTCCCCAACAAAAACCAGACAAAGACGCGCGCGCGTAAGGCGACAAAATCCGACACACTCTCTCTCCCGCAAGATAAGCCACGCACGAAGGCTCTCATTGCCGGCGCGAAGAACGAGGCACAGGCAATCATGCAGGAACTCGATACTCTCTACAGAGACGAGTCTAGCAGACTCAAGGCGCTTCAAAGATGCGAGTCTGAGTATAAGAAGAAGCTCTCGGTCAAGGAACTCAGGAACATGGTGGCGATACGGATATACAAAACGGATGGCGTCACTGGCTATGACAATCTCCCGCCCAAAGGCAAGGCATTGGTTGACGCCCTGCTGCCGAAGTATAAATTTGAGGAACTATACAAGCTCTATTCTAAAATGTCCTCGGCCATGATTGGAATGAAAGCCACGCTTGACCAGATGGATAGGTGTGCGCGAGGCCTTGCGACAATAAACATAGATGCCAGGCGGCAAACCGTCAACGTGATTGTAGACGCGGAGAGCGTCATCCGGAACTTTCTGAGATTGGTGGTTCACCCCGCGCTCTCGGACACGCTCCCGCCGAGCCTCTACAAGTCGGTGGCGGGCCGCATGGACGCGCACTACACTGACACGAAGGCGATGATACTGGCGAAGGCGGCAGGCGCAGAGGAGGAACGGGAGCAATGAATAAGGCATCCTTTTCAAAAATGAAACTCACAGAAAAAGAGCATTGGGAATTTGCGCACTGGCTCATATCAAAATTAGATGCTGATGGCCACCCCTACCCTTGGTGGTTGGAACGGTTCATCGAAGAAATATTAGTGCCAAAGATGAAAATTGAAACGGCATCTATTCCTGGTACGAAGTGGGGAAAGCGAAAATGCTTTGGCGGGTACACACCAGCTATAAAGATTTGTAGAGAACTATGCACTATCAGGTCAAGATGCGAAATTTTGTCCAGTCATGGAGAATTTAGAAGGTGTGTTCAATGCACTCGCCTGGCAGTGCTTCCTAAAAAATATTGTTATTATCACCAAGCAATGAAGGATAATAACGAAAGAAGAATCAGGAAAGAAAGGATTGCCAAGGGTCTATGCCAGTTATGCGGAAAAGACAACGACAATAAGAATAGGCTTGCAGTAAAAGGTAGGCATCCTGGCAGGCCTTTAACATTGTGCTCTAAATGCCGAGAGCACATCAGAGAACTCCAAAAGATTAAGAAAGAAAAACATGCGATTTTGTTAAGCGAGCCATTGGGCAACTCGAACATTATCGTAACGGCTGAGCGTGAAGCAGCGATGGAGGCCGAACATGAGGTATGAGGACTGGGCTATTCCCTTTGCCGATTTGGAGCGTTGGAAGGAACGCCATCCTAGAATGAGTAGCGGAGCTGGAGCGCATTTCTTCGTTGATTTCTTGGAAGGCGGTTCTAAAAAAATTGCAACATCTCGCGGATGCGGCATATACTCATGGACGGCGTGTCGTGACTTAGTAGGCCAGAGAGACCAATGGAAATGCAGGATATGCGGCGAGGCTGGCGACGAAGTACACCACATCCTACCACGAAAGGACGGTGGTTCTGACCATCCAGAGAACCTTATAACGCTGTGTCGGAAACATCACCTGCAGACATTTAAGAGGAAATACAAAGGATTGCCAGGAATACCCGATAAGGGACAGAGCATTCTGGAGATTTTTAGAGAACAGACGGACACGGAAACAAAGTTGGCAGGTAGTGAAGCCAAGTAATGCAAATATCAGAATACATGGATACCCAGCGGGATATTCTCTCGAACCTCAGAGTGAACTTCGAGCTGGCGCCCAGGCCCAAGCAGGCCGAGGTCCTGAGCATCATAGGCAGCGGCCAGCATAGGCGGTATGCGATTAAGTCCGTCCACGAATGGGGGAAGACCTGGGTAGCGGCTGCGGCAGGAATTGACTGGTTGAGCAGGCAGCCGAAGCCCATGCTCCTGTCCACAGCGCCGACAGTGCGGCAAGTTAAGCACATGCTCTGGAAGGAGCTGAAGGCCATGGCCCGAAAGAAGGCCAAGGATTTCGGCTGGACTGTATTACCGGAAGATTGCCGGATCATGCGCGGCCCGGAGATGATAGCCTATGGTTTCTCAACGGACGACCCCAGCAAGTTCGAGGGCTACCACCAGCAGATAGTGAGCCTGGGGCAGAGGAAGGGTCAGCTCATGGTCATTGTGGACGAGGCCAAGGGTGTGCCTGATGAGATATTCGAGTCTATTGACAGCACAGACCCCGCGCTCCTGTTCCTGATAAGCACGCCAGGGAATCCCGCAGGCCGCTTCTATGAGGCTTTCTTGAAGCCGCACTATCATCACATTACAATCGATGGTCATCTCTATAACGAGAGCACTGGCGAGAATACGCCCATGTCATTTATCGAGGACATGAGGCTCAATTACGGAGAGGACAGCCCAGTCTACCAGCGGAGGGTGCGGGCGGAGTTCTCCATAGTCGCGGAGCACCCGTACTACAACTCGGAGAGCATAGACAGGGCCATCGCCAACAACGCATCGTATCCCATGCAGCCTCGCGGCCTGTCGATAGACTGGGGGCGGCACGTTGATTTTACAGCGTTGGCCGACTGGAGGGACCGCAGGGTAATCGACGTTCGCACGACGAAAGAAGATTACATGGTCACCATTGGCAAGATTGTCAAGGAGCACCAGGCCTGGCCCTACAATTGGATTGTGGCCGACATGGGCGCGGGCGAGGGCCAGTTCCTGCGCATGAAGGAGCTGGGGTTGCCGGTGGAGGGCATCAAGAGCAGTAGCGGCCTATCGATGTCATACGACGAGATGGAGAGAGTTTACAGGGTCGGAAAGCTGACGCTACATAGCGCCCTGAAGCTCATGCTTGACGGCGGAGAGATGGCGCTGCCTCAGTCTGCAGCAGCACAGGAAGAGATGGTCATGCAGCTGAAAGTCTACGAGGAGGTGCCCAGGTCTGACGGTTCGATAAAGCTCGGCGCGCCGCACAATCTCCACGACGATATCGTGGATGCTCTGGCGATGGGCGCGTTCAAGCTGCGGCAGCCGCGCAGGGAAGTGAGGATGGCAGGGTTCCCTGGGGACAGAGGCACGGTGCCAGGACGGAGAGGGAGGAGGCGGATGCATGGAGGATAAACTGAAGGGCGTGGCCAAGGCGGCCGCAGCCGATTTGATTTGCCTGGACTGCGGCGCTGGCCTGACGGTCAGCCTGAAAGAGCAGTACCCCGCCCAGAATACATTGCAATGGGACGGGCCGACTGGAGAGAGGGTTTACAAGGCCGGCAGCAAGGTCCACTGCAAACATTGCGGCAGTGCCAGGATGCGAGTGCTGGCACTGAACGGCCTGGTGGCGGAGGCCGCATGAGCGATGATAAAATCATGGTAGGGGTGAGAGTGGTTCCGGAGGAACTGCGGGACTGGCTTTTCAATAAGAGGGACTGGTATCAGGACGATTGGGAGCGCGCTGTCAAGGCTGCGGAGGGTCTGCCGAAGGCGACGATAATCCTCCGGGCGCTCCAGCACTTGTACAATTTTCTGAAGGACGTTCCTGCATACGTTCGCAGGGACGGAGCAGAGGTCACGGTTAGGTTTCCCAGCGAGACGGCGGCAATAGATTTCTGCCGGCTGGTCTCCAGGGAAAACATGATAAAGAAACAGGAGGCACGGAAACGATGAAAGAAATATTGGGGCTGAAGTGCAAGCAATGTGGAGGAGCCCTGTCTGGCTCCAGGTGTCCATGGTGTGGGACTGAGTACAGGATTGAGGCTGAGCATAGCCTGGAGCTCCAAGAGATTGGCAAGGCAGAGACCAGGGAGATGTGATTGCCATGATCGAGGTATACAAGGGGCCCGGGAGACCCAGCCTGACAACACCCTACTTCTGCTGGGATTGTGAGCAGACGCATAAGCATTCGGATGGCGCGGTATTTTGTCAGGTGTATTGTGCCAGGAGAGAGGAAGGAGACCGGCCTCTTGATTGGTGTGAGCACGGTCAGGCGCGGTCTGGGAAGATGGGGCGTGCACCGAGTACAGTGAGCCAGCAGATTGAAAGCAGAGAGGTGAAGGTATGAGAGACAGAAAAGAAATTGAAGGTGAGAAAGGCAGTGAGCCAGATAAGAAGGAAGCGCCCTTGACCGAGTTGAAAGGCATGGGCAAATTTCCCAGGACTTTCGGTCAGGCACTCAAGGAGCGTGCAAAGGAAATAGAGTTCACAGCGCCGAAGGAAGCCAAGATTCAAATGCTGAAGCAGGGGGAGGGGTCGCCGAAAGTAATATTGCCAATACAGAAGGGGCACTCTCCAGCAGAACACCTACCAAAAGAATCAGAACCGAAAGTAATCCCTGGTAGGCCATTGAACGAGATGCCCACTAAGGAAGAGCTGGAGGGCCAGGGCCAGCAGGTAGTTGAGGCTACGGAGAAGCTGGCAAAGATACTCAAGTGCAGCCCAGGCCAAGTCATGCAGGCGCTCAACATAATCATGGACGGGAAATCAGAGACTCCCGCCGCCCTGATTGACGGCAATGATTACAAAGGCCCTTTCTATTCCTGCCAGAATAAAATCACCAAGGAGATACGCTATGCTGTTCAAATGCCTGGCCTGTATGTGATAACCAACGACAAAGGCACGTTCTACGGAGACGAGGGCGATTTCCTGATTGTAGAGTTCGACAGGGACAGGATAGAGCTGCGGAGGCAATCGTTCAGCTTCGTGAAGTTCGCTGGCATGTTCACCTGGATACCTTACGGGACAGTGATGGCGGGTCTCGACAATAACACGATCGTCGAGAGCGAGAGGCAAGAGAAGTTTGTACGCAAGGCGGAGAAGATAGAGACGCACAAAACTCAGCGGGCCTGCACAAAACTCAAGAAGCTCTACGACAGGGCATGGGGAGTTGACGCCAAGGTGGTTCTGGATCAGGAGGGCATTGCAATCAGCCCGCCGCCAGCCAAGGACGTGAAGATTCTGCCAGCCGAGAATGAGGGACCGAAGTATGGCTTTAACTTCGCCAGGTGGCCCAACGGCTACTGCATGATTACAGACCTGGGAGGGATGCAGTACCCGAAGCTCCAAGGCAAAGCGCATCACGTTATCCCGGAGCTGATAGAAATGCTCAAGGAAAGCGAAAAAATGGAGACGTATGGCCGCTTTTCATACAACATGGCAAGCCTCTACAATTTCGTTGAAAAGTTTTACCATCACGGAAACAAAATACTGGAGACCAAGGACATTTTCAACGAATGGGTTTTTGCATTTGAAGCTCTGGACTATTACAAGAAGCTGATAGAGTGCAGGCCGCCGAAGGAAATGAACTTGACCAAGGCCGAGGCTGACGGGATTGAAGCGGCGCTGTGCCAGGGCCTCAACGCTTTCGAGATGAATAAAGGCCAGCACACAATCACCAAGCGCCTGACAGCCAACGGGACTGACGTAGTAATAAACATACTGGATGAGGCCGACACCAAGAAGCGCGGCGTGGAGAAGGCCAGCCTGGAGAGACCGACCAGGCGGCGCAAGTTCAAAGACGGAATCGACAAGCCAAGAGCTATTATAGACAAAGTGCCTGTCCCCATACTGCCGCAGTTTCCGAAGGATGAAAAGAAGGAGGTTTGAGAAAATGGGAGTCGATGTAAAAGTGGTTTGCTATGACTGCAAATGCTCAGTGGACATAGGAAAGAAATGGGTTGGTATAAATAATGACATCAAACTGAGGGAGCCAGAACGACAATATGAGACTAAACTCTGGCTATTTCTGCAAAAGCACGACTATCATAAAATCGGGCTAATACACGATAATAATGATTGCTATTATGAAGGCTGGCCTGAAGACGAAGGAATCTTGAAAGAGATTGCTAATAGCATGTTGCAGGAATCGCAGACTCGAACTGTTGGGCCAAGTGAAGACTTACCCGCCTTGACTGATGAGCCAGTGGGGCCACATTCAATTACCGGATTACATCGTCTAAAGGAAATGGGCCCGGAGACGCAAGGTGTAAATGCAAATGTGTTTCTTCGTGACCTGCCAGACCCCGAAAAATTAATGTCGTATCAGATGCCAGATGTTGTTCTGGACAAGAGCCTTCCGTTGCTAAGAGATGTCAGTCTGACAAAGCCACAAAAAGCGGAGGAAAAATAACCCGATAATTATTTTTCGGAAATCGCAAGTGCCTGGGTATATATATGTTAACTCATGCTAACATTAGCGCAATATATATACCCTTGAATTAAATTACACATAGTTAATGGGGCACTCTACTAAGAAAGGTAATATTCGGTCAAGTAAAAAGGGAACGACACGGGGCTTTGTTCCAAACTGGGACACCTACCCGCTTGGAAGCGCGATTTTTGACGAGTTCGGCGGCAACTTCCGGGAGCGGGTGACAGACCTACAACTGGAGTACCTGATGCTCCGGGATCCTGCGGGCCGCAAGGTGGTCGTGGGGCCTGCGAAGGATGCGTTCAAGCGGCCGCCGACGATTTATTCTGAGAACGAGGATTTCATGAAGGAGGCCAATGCGCTCATGGAGCGCCTTGGCTATTATGCGAGGCTGGAGGAAGCATACGAGAGCGCGAGGGGCTGGGGGTTCGGCCTGGTGGCGCTGGGCCTGGAGACGGTCAGCGACTTCGACCAGCCGCCAAACGACGTGCGGGGAATTGCCAATGTCGTGGCCATATCCAAGAAGCAGGTGAAGGAGTACGCGTTCAGCGACGTGCCCAGCGATGCCCGGTATGGTCAAATAAAGAGCTACAAGGTCAAGTTCACTGTCAACAAGCAAACCGTGGAAAGGGTTATTGATGCGGGCAGAGTCCAGCACGTGACCCATGACGTTCACAATTCCAACCCGGAGGGCGTGTCAGTGTTGCTCCCACTGTACGACGCCCTCCAGGGCAAAAAGGGCATGGACCTGGCGCTGGCCATGGCCATACTCAAGTACGCGATGCCTTTCACCACGGTCACCCTGCCGGCTGATGCGACCTCTGACGAGTTCGAGGGCCTGTCCCAGACGTTCTACCTGGGGAGCAAGGGCCGTAACGAGTTCATCATGCCCTACGGGTATGAGTTCAACCAGTACGGAGCGACCAATGCGCTGAATCCGGACCCGTACATCAAATACATGTGGGAGCAGATATGCGCCGGGAGCGAGTACGATCAGGTACAGCTCAAGGGCACGGAAGCCGGGGCAGTGACCGGCAGCTGGGTGAATCAGGCAGTGTACTTCGGCCACATTGCAGACATTCAGAAGTCGAAGCTCGAGCCTCACATAGTAGATTTCCTAAGAAAGATGCAGGGCTGGGGAGTGTTGTCGGCAGCGACCTTCGAGGTGCGCTGGCCTGTTCTGTGGGAGCTGGACCAGAAGGAGCTCGCACAGCTAGAGAACCAGAAGGCCCAATCGCTGATGTACTACAGCGCCAGCATTGAGCGTTTCAAGGGCATGGGCTTCGATGTGCAGCTGGACGAGAAGGGCTTTTACATTCAAGCTGGAGGCGTCAAGCACTACCTAATGGAGTTGAAGGGCCAGAAGGTGAACATCCAGGCCCAGGCGAACAGCCATCAATCCGCCCACGTCTGCAAGTATGATCCGGAGGCCAGCCGCAAGCTCTGGGACAGATGGGGATACAACGACAGCGCCCTGGTGATGCGGTACAAGGCCGCGATGGATGAGGGCTACATCAAGATTTACGAGAGCCTCTGGCAGCAGACCGAACTGATTTTAGAGAAGCACGTTCCGATGATAAACCAGCCGGAGAGCAAGAAGACAACGAAGTGCAGGAACATACACAAGGGCGCAGCCTGGGCGCGAAGGAATAACATTGAGCCGTCCGTGCTAGCCAAAGATGTACAGGTCAGGCTTAACCAAATCAATGAGGCCATAGACGAGATAACGAAGAAACTGAAGATAGACAAGATGCTTGGGCAGACCAAGTTGATTGATGAGATGATGAAAGATGGCCACAAGCTAGGCTGGGAAAGTACGGCCACAGCTATGAACCAGGACGTTAATTGGCGGCTGGCAGATAATACGACGGTCCTGTTTTTGCAGAGGTCAAATTTATTATGGGAGCAGAAAAACACAGATTGCTTGGGCGCTGCCAAGAACCAAATCGTCGAGGGCATCCTAGCCGGAGAGAGTTATAAGGCAATCGAGGACAGGATCAAGGATGCGATAACGCAGGTAGCAAGGCCTGCCGTGTTTGTTCAGACAGAAGTTCACAGGGCTGCCGAGTTGGGCAGGACATCGCTCTACAAGGAGATGGGCGTCGAAAAGGTCGAATGGCTGACAGCAGGGGATGAGCGGGTCAGACCGGAACACGCGGCCAGGGAGGGTCAAATCTTTACCATCGCCGAGGCCGAGGCGCTGATACATGATTTTGGATGTCGGTGTAGCCTTTTGCCAGTGATACCCAGCGTGGAAGAGTTGGAGGCGCATAATCCATGACCGAGACTGGCGAGATGAAAGCAGATGTGGTGATGATAGAGACGCCCCTCGGAGGCACTCGCAAGACCTGCACCGCCGAGCTTCTGACCGACAGCCAGGAGTTCAAGACGAACGAGGTAGGGGTTAAGACCCAGGACTACGAGGGCCTGGAGTTAATCGTTCCTTGCGCAATCACAATGGAGGGAGTGCAGAACCAGGCGCTCAAGGCGAAGGAGGAAATCATTGCGGCGCTGGCCCTGGCTGATGGGCGCTATGTCTGTACCGGAAATAATCACCCGGAAGGCTTTGTCGTAACCAAGCGCCAGGATGTCCGGGGCTTCATGCGCAACCTCCGGTTGCGTAATATCAAGGTGGACGTGAACGCCCAGAAGGTCGAGCTGGTTCAAATGCTGTCTGACCTTCATGTAAGAAAGGGCTGGACGCCCAAGGGGGAATACAATAACATCAAGTCGGGCAAGTCCAAGTCCGTGAGTATCGGGTACTGGTGCGTAGATACCCCGACAGACAAGCCTCAGATATTTCTAAATCAATCTTACAGGTCTAAAGAGACCAACATCTTGATAGATCATACGCTGATAATAAATCCAGAGGGGGAGCCTGCCGCCTGCCCGTACCGAACCGACGGCCTGGGCTGCGGAATGCTGAACACTCAAAGGGAGGCAGGGCCAGGCCCAGCCATCAAAGAGGACAATAGCGTTCCGTCTAACCTGGCTGACGCTCCCTCTGATGATGGGCAAACTGTCCCTGCCTCTGACATTCAGGAGGCCAAGAGAGATTGCGAAAATTGTCCATGTCATAAACAAGCGGAACGCGGAGACGAGCAAGGCAGCGCCCAGGACACAGAGCAAAACCAGGGCGCGAGAGAGAAAAATGTTATGGAGGAAACCTCTATGGCAGACGAAGAAATAAAAGAGCCTGACAAGGCCAAAGCGGATGCGCAGAAGAAAGCAGATACTCAGGTGCAGGCACCCCTGCCGAAGCCTGACGCTGCCCAAGATGCGCAGCTCGCGAAGGAAGTAGCCAGAGCTAATGTTGCGGAGGTTCAGCTCAAAGCGTACCAAGACGCTGAGAAGAGCAGGATAATCGGCAACATAATGAAGCTCACCGGGAGAGATGCGAAGGATGACAAATCCATTGCGTCCTTCAACGCCATGTCCCTTCCAGAGTTGAAGGTACATGAGAGAACGATAACTGACGCGGTAGCTGCGGCAAGGGCCAATCTCTTGCATGGGGCGAGCGCTGCGATGGGCAACCAGTCTGATACCAGCTCCAAGCCTCTTGTGAACACCAAGACCGGATTGACGGTTGGAAGGTTCAATCAAGAGTCTGGGAAATGGGAAGATGGCTGGGACGCACCACCAAAGGAGGCTTAGACATGACGCACATCGGAGGCTTCGTCAGGCCGACTACAAAAACCGTAGTCGCCAATGACGAGAACGCCATAGTTCAAGATCTCAAGCTCCTCACCGGGACGGACTGCTATGCAGGTCGGTTGGTGGGACGCGGCACCGGAGATCAGGACGCCGTCGTATGCACTGGAGTCCTTGCTCCAATCGGGTTCATCAGCTACGAGCACACCCCAGACGTCTATCAGCCAGCGACACCAGCCACAGCATTCGCGGCCAACGACATCGCGGGGATTGTCGCTGGGCCAATCGTGGTCAATGGGAAATTGGCCGCAGGGTTCTACGCAACCAAGGGCGACCTGCTCTGTAATTGGGAGGCTGGCTATGTTGCAGCCTGCGCAATTATAGACGGTAGGATAGCGCTCAAGATTCCCTATACCAAGAAGACCAGCGAGTTCGATACAGGCGTGGACTTGCCTCTTGGGGCAGTAGTCCATGATGTTCGATGCTATTCTGTCGTTGCAGACGCCAGCGGAACCATTGAAATCGGGACGGCAGAAGCCGTGGCAGAAACCGGAGGCGATGCAGACGGATTTCTGGACGTTGAAGCACTCGCAGCGACAGGCTGGGTAGCTCACAACACGGTGGACGCAACAGCATCCAATAACACTCTCGGAGTTCTGCTCGTTGAGGCTGATATAAAAACCGCAGACTCCACAGCCCTCTACTATTCAGCTCCGGTTGTCGGAGGCTACAAGTGCGGGGGCACACAAAAATCCATCACATACACCACGTCCAACCACACGCAATCGGGGTACTTCTATGTCCTCGTCTCGACGCCTGGCTTGCAGATTGTAGGCAAGGCTTATGAAACGGTGGACGCCACAGCAGCGGCGGCAGCTCTCATGTTGAGGTGCTTAATATGAACGACTTCCCAGATTTAGAGGTCGGCACCATTGGCAGCTCGCAGTTGCAGGAGCTGAGACAAAACATCGCCGATATCAGAACCCCCAAGACGCTTCGCAAGGGCAACGTCATTCTGTCCACAGAGCAGTACCGGGAAATCCTCGAAACAGTTTATTGGGCAGCCAGAAAGAACATGATAGCAAGGGCGCTGGTAGGTTCAGACCTGATAAACTACGGAGCTGGCGGAGAAGGCATCGAGAGCATAGGCTACGATGTTGGAACCGAGGTAAGCGCCGCAGAGCTGGACTTCGATTTCCTGGACGACAGCGAAGACATTGCAGGCAAGACGAGAACCAACGCAGCAGTTCCCATAATCCAGAAGACCTTCAACATCAAGAGAAGGGCGCTGGCCGCATCACAGAGATACGGAACGCCGCTTGACAAGTCCACAGCGAACAGCGCAGCTTTCAGGGTAGCCTCGCTTGAGGATACCACAATCATCCAGGGATATTCCAGGGACGGTTCGACCTACGAGATACCAGGATTCTATCAGGGCGCTGGGCTGACAGAAAGCACAGCCAAGGACTTCGGCACCGCAGGCTACGCACTCGCAAAGATAGGGCTGGCAATGGCCGCATTCGAAGCGGTGAACGTCAGACCTCCATTCAACCTCGTCCTCAACCCCACGCAATACGCAGAGCTGGCAGTCAGCGTTCTCGGTTCTGGCGCGGGCCAGAGTGAAATGCTGCTTGTCAAGAACCTACTCTCAACTGGCGACATCAACAAGGCTGGCGCTGGCGGAATGATTCTGCCATCCACAGACATTACCGCAGGCACGGGCCTGATGATGGCAACCCCAGGCAGAGGACAATTCAGCTATCATGTCCCGGTGGACGTGGCGACAGAGCTGGAGATCCTTGAGAAGTCCCACAACGTATTCGGCCGAGTGTTCCTGTGCAGCAGGTTAATCCTGATGGATACCTACTGCTCACAGAAGCTCACAGGTATCTAAGGGCCAGGTGATTGAAATGGAGACGGTATTAGCGAAGGTAAAACCAGGACAGACCATCAGCTTCAAGGAGTGGCCGTGTCGCCTCGCATACGAAACGAAAATGGGCGTCAAGTCTGAGACTGTATTGTTAAAGCCAGGCGACTTGGTAGAGATACCCAAGGCGCTCTACGATACAAACAAGCACGCTTTCGAGATGGTCAATGTCCCGGTCCCAGAGAAGCCAGCAGGCAGAGGCAGGGCAGCAGCGAAAGCAGCTCCCCAGCCCGAACCTGAACCGGCAAAGCCAGAGGCCGAGAAAGAACCTGAAACTTCAGAGACCGATGTCGAGTTCACCAAGAGGGATATGCTTAACAGCATGCCGCCCGCAGAGTTGCGAGTAGCCTGCGAGAAAGCAACCCCTCCAATCAAGTGGACACCAGCTGACAAAAAGAAGGACTTGGTCGAGAAGCTAATGGCAGGGTCGTAAGCCCTGCCTCCTTTAATTTTTTGAACACTGAACGTTAGCAGCCTGGAGGCCAATAATGCTGACCGATATAGTGATACCGCTAATAAGCGGGTTAAGTGGAGCTGGCATAGGTGGAGGCCTATTACTATGGGTACTGTCCAGGCTTGAAGCAAGGCAGGCAGCCTTGGAGCTTCGCCAGGATGCGATGCGCGAGCAATCATCCGAGGCTGTCGGAAATCTATACGATAAAATTGAGGCCAATGAAGATTGTGTAGAAGGAGAATTGAAGAAGTTTAACGACAGCATGGGTTCTGTCCTCAATTATCTGCTCGCGACAGCAGATAAATCGAATCCCCCTGCTGTAAAAATATTGGAGGACGCAATGGAACGGAGGAATAGATAATGAAAATAAAAGTGATTGAGACTTTGAAGGCGATGTTGACGAAGAAGGCATTAGGGAACGGGACGCTACTGGCGGGAGCAGGAGGAATTGCTGCGCTGGGGTTGTCGATAATCATTGGCGCGGGAACGAACTTCGAACTGCTAAAAGGTTGTGCAGTGCTCGTAATCGGTTCAGTCATCGGGATATTCCGCGAAGTCGTACTGAACTGAGCCATATGACGACGACGTACTGCACCTATACGGAACTCGCCAACCTGACGGGCTCAACGCTCTCTCAGACCATACTGGAGGCGATAATCAACGAGGCGGAGCGCGAGGTGAATGATTACCTGGCTCTGAGCGGTCTGACGGGCGTCGCGGGCAACGCGATGAAGTCCGCGACCTTGAAGCTGTCCATTGCCGGCCTGATTACGAGGCGGAGGATGGACGGCACGCAGCCCGGCTCTCTGACGCTTGACGGAAGCCTGGTCACGAGCGACAATCTGGACGCAGCAATCAGCGGGCTCAGAAAGGCGGCGTTTGCCATACTGGACAATTATATCATGACGGCGGCGGGTGTTGTTCCTAGCGGCTTGAGCAGCAGGGTCAATCTGGCCCGGAGGGTGGATTACGAGCATTTCGACGATAATAACGTGCCGCAAGATGGTCATTTCTAAGGATTGGTGAGTGCCTTGCCTCTTGTCACGTCCGAAAAGCAGTACAAGCGATTTTTAGACGGCGTAAACACAATCAGAGGCAAGGGAAAAAAGGACAAGGGCGTCGAGATTTTCGAGAGAGCGACTTGCAAGGACTCAGACGTCATTCGCGTTCTCAACATGTTCGTCTGGCTGGAGCGCATTGAGGTTCATGATGATGGCGAGATTGCGTTGTTCGACGACACTGGTAAGAGAGAGGTGCTGACCGTTGAGTGATTGGGCTGTGAATAATCTCGCTGGGTTCGATGCTGGCACGAAATCTAATTTAATAACTGCGACAGACCAGTATATCATAGCCATAGACCGGCTGGGTATCTCGATGCCCTACGCTGCGAAGCACGCAAATCTTTTATCATATTATAGGCTCGAAAACAATGGCACAGACCAAACAGGGAACAACAACGGAACACCAACAGGCTCACCGAGTTATGCTTCCGCAAAATTCGACAATGGCATGACCATTGCATCGGGAAAATACTTAAGTTGCGGAACGTATTTTTCTAAACCAGTTAATTTCACAATCGCATTATGGATAAAGCCAACAGCGTGGACAAACGCCTCGCCAGCAGTATCTTGCGCCGCAGATGGCTCGGACACAAATTTGTGGGGGATAATTGGGCGGGACACAGGCGACAATATTGAGTGCTATGTTTCTAACGGGTCGGTAAGTCAAGCAAAAATAATTGCAAGTCATTGGAATAGCACAAATTATCCTAATAATGTTTTTACGTTTATTGTGATGACCGTTGATGGTAGTTATATTCGATTTTATCGCAATGGGGTCGAGGTTGGAACGGGAACTGTGCAGACCGTTCAGAACGGGCTTGGGGTGGTTAAAGAATTTTGTGTTGGAAGACTTGGGGCATATAACGGATATTATTTCACAGGGTTAGAGGATGAGGTCAAAATATACAACACAGCGTTGTCAGACGCGCAAATTTCTGCATTATATAATTCAGGAAATAGATATAAGACGAGTGGGAATTGGACGAGCGCAACGCAGGCCATGACCGCAGGCTGCAAGATGAGCAACCTGAAAATCACGCTGGCAAACACGGACGCGAACAACTACATTGACAAGATTGAAGTCCTGGACGCCAGCGATGACAGCGTGATAACGACGGCGGCTGGCAACATAACAGCGACGGGACAAACGACGTTGGTGGCAGGTGATTTCGATAATGGGCTTGACGGCACGCTGGATACGGATTTCAAGGTCAAAGTATACATGGTCGCGCAAGCAGCGGCAGCGGCTCAGCCGTACGTTTCCGCAATTGAGGGCGATTATATCTCGGCTGTCAAGCCGTACGTGAAGTTCGACGGCGAGCAATACTCAACGGGAGGGCATTTGAAGTTCGACGGGACGGTGTTCTCAGTTTGACGAAATCCCTGAAAATCTATTCAGACGCCGGCCTGACGGTAGAGTGCGCCACGTTCATCAAGGGCAACACCATCTACGTCAACGGCGAAATCACGAGCCACGACGCCACGACTGACAGCACGGTTCTAATCCAGCTGCTCACGCTCGCGGACGCGGTCGTTGCCACGCTGCTCAATACAACATATTCATTCGCGGCCAACACGGTGACATCAATCACCACAATCAACGGCGCGGCCTTGTCCTACGTCCTGGCCAGCAACCCCGCGACATACAAGGTTCGATTGACGGTCAGCGACGCGGAGCTGGACACGGGATATGACGAGGCGACGTTCGAGATAATCACGACGAAGGCGACGAAATGCACGATCTGGATTGAGGACAGCACCGGCAACGAGCAGGGAGCGTTCAAGCTGAACGACGTTGCGTACTGGAACGGGACGCTCAGACTGAACAAGACGCTGGCGGGAGTGACGGTATCGCTGAGCGTCACACTCCCGAAAGGCCAGTCGGTTAACATATCAAACACGACCTGGGACTTCACGGCGGACACGGACTACGACCTGATAGCGGACATATTCGCAACGGCGAGCCAGACTCGTACATTGCTGACGGCAGGAGATTACCAGTGCTGGCTTGGGATTTCAAAGAGTAATTATTTGGAAGCGGTTAGCCAATATTGCTGGATAACTGTTCCCACCTTGCCGGACCTGCTGAGCAACCCCGCGATATCAGACGCCACAATCACCCAGGACGTTTCGGTAGATATTACGGCAACCCTGGCGGCGACGGTCAGCGAGGCCGTTGTAAAAATCAAGGACGCGGCGGGAGTGGTCATCTGCACCAAGAACATGAGCATCTCCGGGGGAGTGGGAACGGCAACGATTGAGGGCTGGACGTTGCCGATTGGCACATATTCGGCGGGGCAGATTGAGATTTATGCTGCGGACACGGTCAACTATATCTTCGAGATGGACGAGAGTTTGTCTCTGGTAGTGAGCGCGGGCGGGAGCGGGTTTGAGAGCTGGTTCAGACAATCAATCACATTAGAACCGTTCTCAGCGCTGGACGATTACGGCGCGAAGACCTACGGCTCGCCGGTCGAGGTCGCGTGCAGGATCGCGCAGAAGGACAAGAAGGTCAGGTCGGCATCCGCCGAGGACATTATCAGCACCACTCAGATTTACATTTCTGGAGCGCAGACGGTGACCGTGAAGGACAGGATAACGCTCCCGGATAATACACAGCCGGTGATACTGGAGGTCAGGCCGGTCAAGGGTGCGACAGGAACCGCAGTCATGAAGGTGATACTTACATGACGCTGATTGGCGGATCTACTGCGGCCTGGAACGCATGCACGAAATCGCAGCCGACCAGCCCGGACGGGAACTACGAGGTCGAAACCATAACGGACAACCCTTCGATAACAGCAGATAAGTTGGTTCTGGCGAACAGACACGGTGACGGTTTTACTATTGATGATAACGATGTTGAAACATGGAAATGGAATTTATTATTGGCTGGCAATCATGATTATTTTAGACTGGCTAATCAACGCCTCGAATATGATACTGGAATAACAGGAAATAACAACTCATATAGAAAAATGGAATTAGATAACTCAGGACAAGGCAACATAGATTTTCAGGCAAATAACACGATAACCCACCTTAAAACAGCGGGGTATTATTGCACTCAGCATTATTTTTGTATGAGTATAAAAATAGATGATAATAATTTTGTGAATCTTATACACGGATTGTATAATGGCATACCTCGTATAATTGCATTTGTTTATAAAAACGGTGTTCAGGTATCCTTGGGTGTAGGGACGTATTCCCCGACAGCACGATTAAGAATCTATATAAGCGGAATAAATATTCATTGTCAGTATGCCGATTATAACGGAACGAATTGGGTTACGATAACATCATATAATAATTTTCCTACGGGCAATAGGATTCCTTCTGCATGGGTTTATATGTATAACGGATGGAATTATGGAGAACAACGAATAACGGGATACATGGACACCCTATCGTTGCCTGTATTTACTCCGACAGCAGCGAGTTATCGAGCATCTGGGAACGTAACGAGCGGAAAGCAGGAACTCTCTGCGCCTGACAAATACTGTGCCAGTGTTAATTTCAATTTGAGTGGCGGGACGTCCGCATTGTGCATTGACAAGGTTGAAATCTATGACGACGAGAAGACATTATTAACAACTGCGGATACCGACATAACAGAGAACAAAACACTATTAGCCTCGGATTTTGACAACGGGTTGCTGTGCACGACAGGAAAGGATTTCTATTTCAAGGTTTATTTCAAGGGTGATGGCACTGGCTCATGCGCTCTAAATTGGTTTGATTGGGCAGAGGCATTATCTATCGAGCCTGTAAGATTTGACGGGGGTGTGTTTGTCGGGTGACGGATGACATGGCCATATACTCGGACAATATCGGGACGTTGCCAGCGACAAGCATAAAATTAGGAAACATATATTATATAAACGGAAAGATAACAATCAAAGAGGAACGGTCATATACATCTGTCACGATTGACGTTTGCAAAAGTGATGGCACGTTCGTCGAGGAAATAATGAATAGCCTGTATGATTTCAGTGCCAACACCCCTGCAACCATACGCACGATCAACAACAACATCACAGCGACGTGTCCCCCTTTGGTTTTGAGCAAGGAAAAATATTCTCCGCAACGATATTATCTGCGATTGCGTGTTGCTGGCAACGGCGTTGAGACCACGCAGGCGTTTGAGAAATTCGTGGTCGAGCATTGCAACGTCCAGAACACGCACTATTACACGACCAATAACGCAGACGACCAAAAGATAACGAAGTACAATGCCGGCGACGTGGCCTATGTCGAGGGGTCGTTCTACACCGACGTTGGGATCGATGACGTCCAGGTCGTGATAACGATTACCGACCCCAACGCCATTGCGACAGAGGCATTGAACACGACCTTTGACGCGGCTGCTGCCGATGACAACGACCTGCGGGACGACGTGAACGGCGGGACCGCGATAACGTACCAGCTCGGAACGGTCGGCGGGATGTATCAGATCGCCGTCCAGGTCATAAGAGACGGCTGGGTGACCCCGGACACGAGCTATTCTTATTTCTACGTCCCGGAGCAGACGACCTTCGGCGAAGAAGCATGGTTCAACGAGACGATAGTTTACGAGCAATGGACTGGCGCGTATGGTGATTTCGGAAGCAAAACTTACGGCACACCGCAGAGCATTCCGGCGCGAATAAAGCAGTCCGAAAAGAAGGTCAAAATAGCCAACGGGGAAAAGGTGCTGAGCGTGGCGCAGATCCTTATCGGAGCGAGCGAGATTATTGTCTCGGCGAACGACAGGATCACACTGCCGGACGCTACGCAGCCAGTAATTCTGACTGTCAAGGCGACGACCAACCCGGACGGCTCGAAGAGAATGCAGGAGGTGTTCACTTGATAATCGAATGCGACGGCCCGGAGGACGTGGCAGCCAGGATAAAGGAATTTGCGGAGCGGTTCCCGGAATCGACAGCACAGGCACTATGGGAGGAATCGCAGATAACGATGAATCGCTCTATGCGCCAGTGCCCGGTCGACTCTGGCCGATTAAGAGCAACCGGGCAGAACATGGTCTGGAACGGAGGAGACACGAGGGACCCGGAGGAGCTCGTGGCGATGAGAATAGAGGCGGGGGGCATAGAGGCAGAGCTCGGCTATTACACGGACTATGCAATCTACGTCCACGAGGACCTGACGAAGCAGCACGGCGTTGGGTTGCTGAAGGCCAATAAACTGTCACTCAGGACCGGCCTGCCGACGAAGAGGAATCTCAGGATCAAGGAATGGGGCGGGTACGAGGATGCGCAGCAGAGGATGGCGCAGAGCGGCACCGGAATCACCAAGGCCAAGTTCCTGGAGGACCCGGTCAACGAGCGCGCCCCGATGTTCTTGCAACTGCTGACAAGACGGATAAAAGCCTACGCTGGCATGTGGGGGCGATGATGTGCCGTTGCTGAATGACATCGGAGAAAAGCTCGAGGACGAGTCGATAGGAACGGTCGGAACAAACATTTTCTTGGGCTATATGCCAGACTCTCCGGACATTTGCATTGGACTGTTCATTTACGCGGGCGCGCCTCCGGACGAGGTCTCTGAGGACGTGGAGTACCCTGGGCTTCAGGTCCGGGTCAGAGGGGCGGCAGCCGGGTTCGAGGACGCTCTGGAGAAGGCGTACGATATTTTCAACGCGTTGCACGGCCTGACGGACACCACGCTTACGGCAACGTATTATTACCGTATAAGCGCGAACCAGTCACCCGCGCAGATGGGCGTCGACGAGAAGGACAGGCCGGAGTTCGTTATCAATTTCAGTGTTATGAAGGAGGTCGAATAAACATGACAGGATATACAGCTGGAGAACTGAAGAGGATGTACTACGTGCCGGAAGTCACATACGGCACGACACCGACTGCCGCGCTGACCTATGGCGGCGCGATACTACGCATGACACCGAAGGTAAACATGGCGATGGAACGACACTGGCTCGGGGACACGCAGGGATACACGCAGGTCACCAGGGGGCCGTACAAGGCTGGCTACGAGCTGGAATACTATGCCCATGTGGACAGCGGCGCATATTACTGGTACAACTTCGCGGCGGTCTACGGCCTCGGAGCCGCAGCTGCGTTCGCCGACCATCTGGGTTCGTTCACGACGCAGTTCATGAAGTATGTGAACCCGACATATTACTACGATTTCTACAACGGCTGCAAGATAAATCAGCTCGACCTGTTGTTCAACAAACCGGGCCAGCCGATTGTGTTCAAGGCCGACGTGAAATCGCAGTTCCTGACCCTGGGCACGTCCAAGACCATGACTGGGCTGCAGAACGGCGTGGTCGTGGGCGCGAACCCGACAGACATAGCCACGAACCTGCTGTGCAGGAATGGCATCAGCCAGATAAACCTCGGCGCTGGCGGGCTGGTCAACTGGTACCCGAAGACCATGGCCCTATCAATTCCCAGGAATCTCGAACCTGTGGAGGGCGTGAAGCTGGGCGCGGACTCCGTGAACTATCCTCTTGAGGTCCTACAGCTTGACGAGGGACAAAGGGAGGTCACGCTTACTTGCGACATCAGGTATGGGAATACGACGTACAAGGCTGCGAAGCTGGCAGGAACCGCAATCACGGCGCTGACCATTCCTATTGGCAACCAGCTGATAACGCTGGCGAACGGTGATTTTGCGGCTGACGACTTTCCGGAGGAGCGCCAGGCGATCAGGGATGAACCGCTCAAGATGCACTTCAAGGCCCTGACGATTTCGACGCCGTGAGGTGAAAACATGGTTGAAGTTCCAAGACCGCCAATAGAGATTTGCGACAAGGCCCCGACAGACCTGCGTCAAGTGCCGCTCCGGGAGATCATCCTGCAGCACAGGACGCGTTACAGGGTCAGGACGACCCTCGGGGACATGATTTTCAAGCACATTGGCCGGTTGGAAAAAGACCAGATTTATTCCGCCCTGGCGTCCATGTGTCCCGAATACGAGCCGATGCGCCTGGAGTTCTCGGAGCTGTTCGAGAAATCGAGATACGAGAACGGGCTGACCGGCGAGGAAATGAAACGCATGCACGAGCTTGACAAGCTGCTGGAACCGTTCACATACGAGTATTGTCTACCCTGTATAGTGTACCCGAAATTCGCCTCGGTGGAGGAATTGGAAGCATTTCTGACGATGCTCCCCAAGGCTGAGTCTGATGTCGCGCTTGACATGCTCGGCAGAATGCAAACGGACAGCGGGGTCGCGCTCTCTCCGGAGGGCGTGCTGCTGATTCAGGAGCTTAAGATACCCCTGCCAGCGGACCTGACCATCGAGACCATCACAGCGGAGCAGGCGCAGGCGTTCATCGAGGGTGCGAAGGAACTGGGAGAGCAGGCCATGGCAGTGATAAAAGGAGCGATGAAATCCAATGCCCCTTGAGATTGGCGGGAAGGATTACGGAGCAGTGACGGAGGACTACTCGACCAAGCTCTACGAGGTCGGTGACAGTCTCTCCGCCCATACGCAGCTCGACGTCGGCGGGCAGGTGCAGTTCACCAGGGCGATGCGGAACCCGATTGGCACGGTCATATTCCCAGCGCGGCAGATACTGTCAGGCCTGGGCGTGAGTTTGGATAATTCCTCTCGGGCCCTGCGCGCAATCAACATTGCAGTGCATTTAGACGCAGGGATGATGGGCATGTATGTGGTCGCGCGCGCGACCGTTCTCACGCAGACGGCGCGGGAAACCACCTTGGCGGCCATAGAAACGGCTATACAGGCAGCCTTGCAGAACTGGGGGGGAATCGCCCTTGCAGCCACGGCAGCGGCATCGGTAGCCGCAGGGTTCGCAGTGGGCTCCATGCACATAGGCGGTGGGGACATGAGCAACCCGACCATAAGGAGGACTTCATTTTCAGAAATGAAATATGCGGTCAGGGAGGGCAGTTAATGGAAGAAAGTGTAACCTTCACATATAGGGTTCAAGATAATATCAGCAAGCCGTCAAACGAGGCCGCGGATGCGCAACGGCAACTGGGCGCGCAGACGGAGGACACGACGCGAAAGACGGACTCGCAGAGAATATCGTTCATGACGCAGATCGTGGCAGTGACCGCGCTGCATAGAGGGCTGAGCAACATAAACTCAGGATTGCAGGAGCTCGGCATTCTCAGCGGCGGAGCTGCGGTGTTCATGAACAAACTGAACTCGATAGTTCAGGTCACAGCCGGCGGGTTCCAGCTTTTCAAGGGCGCTGCGCAAATAGTGAACATGCTCACGAAGGCAGAGATAGGCCTGGCAACCGTGAGAACATACAACGCGGTACTATCGAATCCCGCACGGGTCGCGGTGGCGGCGGCGGGTCTGGCGGTCGCTGGCGGCGTTGCTGGCTACCTGATGGGCGGCGCGAACAAGGGCACCACTGTCAATCAGCAAGTGAACTTCAGCGGGCAAATGTCACAGACTGACCAGCGGAGCATTCAGAGAGATTCGATGGAAGTAATGGGAGGCGGGTAGATTTGGCGACGATTAACAGCACGCAGGCAGGGAACTGGACGACGGGCGCAACCTGGGTTGGTGGAGTGGCTCCAGGAGCGCCTGATATCGGCGCGTGCAAGCATGCCGTCATTGTGAACCAGGCAATAACGATTCTTGGATTCCAGATTGACGGCGGGTCCTTGGCGATAAACCATGACATCACGTTCAGCGACGCTGCAGGCGCGGGCTTTTCAATCAAGGCCACGACGCTTGGGGCTATAACCTCTAACGGCACGGCTGCAGCTCCGAGGCAGTTAAAGAGTGCGTCGACGTCACCGACGAATCCCTGGACGATAACATACTATTGCCAGGCCACGATTCCGGATGACCGGTCGATTGACTTCTCGTTCTGCGAGTTCATTGGCAACCTGTGGTACCTGGGCAACAGCTCGAATTACATTAATTTCAACGCCAGCGGGACGACATCGCCGTTCATCACGATCACGCCGCCGTTCGGGCGCGCTCCGATACTCGACAACATCAAAATCGAAGGCAGGATGCGGTCCCGAATATACCAGAGCGGATGCTGGGCCGGAGCCCTGCCGGTGACCGGGAGGGCGCCCTGGAGCTCGTACATGTGGCAGACTCTCCTGGACCTGATGGAGAGCAAGGAACGGTTCGCGTTCTTCAGCAAGTACGTTCACATACCTCATTGCAGGTTCGAGCAGGAACCGCGGTTCAAGCCGCAGGCCGGGTCCCTGTACTTCGGGTTTGACCTGGCGCTGATAGAGGATGCGTGAGAACATGGCTGAGACCCCGAAGTGCTTTGGGAACTATGACATACTGAACAATTACAAATGCGTTATTTGTCCAGGGGACACGAGGCTCAACTGCGTCGCGGAGAAGCGCAGGAAACGGGAGGGAATATAATTGGCAGAGGGCGACTATGAGATTACCATCTGGAGGCGCGTCGCTGGGACATACGTCACGTACACGAACGTGAACAACAATAACCGGGTGATATCGAGGAACTGGATTTGGAACGAGAACTATCCGAAGGAGTTCACGTTCAAGGTCGACAACCCGGTGAATGACGCGACGAAGAACATGCTGTCCTCGTCTTTCGCGGGCTGGTCCTCCGGGACCGGAGCTCTGGCGATGGGCGACCTAGTGCATTACAAGCTGAAGACCAACGCCTCTCCGGGCACGTTCCTGAATCTCCTCTGGGGTAAAATCGTCAAGCTGGAGCCGGTCGGAAACGCACTAACGGTCATGGTGAAGTGCTTCGCTACTACGTTAGAAAATCACCGTGAGGATTTTGTGTACTTCAAATCGTATCGTGACCAGATGCCGATTGGCTACGATAATTCCGAAGGACTTATCCAGCTGACAGATTTAACGGATGCGAATGTTCAAGTGCCGCTGGCACTCGTGGAGTTTGCGCTCACGGATATTAGAAAAGAATACGGAGAAGGTGCCGGATACGACACCTTTAAATTATGGGATGAGGGAGATTCAGACTATTTTGATGTCGCACAAGCATTCGTTGCAGATGGAAACGGGCTGCTGGCAGTTATAGGCTTGCTGGACGCCTTTGATTTTGACAGTGCAATCGGGACATTATATTGTGGACTATATGCGAACAACCCCCTAACAAACACCCCAAACATTGATGACAGTAATTATGTTGGTCACCAGGGAGATGCTTTTGGTGATACGGCGATTGCATTCAAATCAAAAGCATACACTGCCGGAATGGGGAACCACAATTTTGAATTTGATTTTATTAATTCTAGCGAGCCATTACGATTAGAAAAGGGTCAGAAGTACTGGGTTGTCTTGCATTGGGTGGATAATGGAAGCACATCCGATGTGAACATTGCGGTCGATGACGCGAACGCAGGCGAGATAATTCATTCTCATTATTATAGAGACTACGATACGGCATGGCAACTCGGTGTCGGTTTTGGTAAGAATATAAAAATAAAAATAGACCAGGCGGATTACGAGGAGGTCAAGCCAGATAAATACATGGTCAACTTACCACACGTCTGTCTTCACGGCGTTGGCGGCTCGATTACCGAGATTGGCGGCACGTCTTACTCCTTCTGTCGCGGGCGTTTAAGCTATTACTACGGGGTCAGGGAGTTCTACGAGGTCGCCGAGTTCCTGACGGAGTATGCCAATCCTCTTCTTACCGCCGAAGCCAGTCTTAGCATGGTCGAGGACATCAAGACCTTTACGACCAGGGGGAAGTCCAGGGGCGACTGCATGAGGGAGCTGGCGGACCTGACGGAATCCGGCGGGAGCTGGTCAGGATACCAACACGCCTTCGGGCACTATAACAGCAACTGGGGAACCCCAATGTCAGGAACTAATAAATTAAAATTCAACAAGCGGTACAAGACCAGCGACAGTTCCTACGCTACGTTCTCGCATGCGCTCGATGCGGCCACAGACCAGGAGGCCAGGATTATCTCTCATAAGTTGAAGAACACGGTCAACGAGCGCCCCTACCTGATGCGGTTGATCGGCAAGGGCTCTGACGGCCAGCCCCTGGTGCTCTCGAAGCACGACCTGGCTTCTGCCAATTCCCTCGGCATCGCAATCCAGGGGTTCGCCCCGGTTCAGTCCAGTCTCGACGAGAGCCTGACCGCCCTGGCCGACGTGAACACGAAGGTTGATTGTGACATCAACGCAGTTCGCAGGAACACCTGGGCGGGAAGCATAACGCTGGCCGGAGTGTTTCCGGAGCTCATGCAGCTGGATGATGCCGGGGACTATTACGGCAGCGGCAGGATCATCACGCTCAACTACTCGCCGCTCGGAATATCCGCGACCAAGTTCAAGGTCACCGGCGTCGAGGTCGGAGCGTTCACGACCACAGTGCATCTGACTAACATGGACATTTTACTTAAAAACTTCTTAACAAACACTGTCAAGAAGGCCAACATGACCGAGGGCTTCTACGCGCCGGTCGGCCTGCCTGATGTGTTCTACATCATGGTCTACGATGATACGCCGATGAACGATGCTGGCGTGGTCTATATGCACCTCTGCACGGCTGACGACACGCCGATAACCGGCATGACCCAGGTGCAATGCACGAAGTTCGCAAACACCGTTCTGAACCTGAACGTCTTTCATGCGGAGTTCGAGGCAGCCAACGGTTTCACGGTTGATGGCACCCCGGTGACCAGGATAGAGATCTGGGACGATTCCAGCCCGCAGGTCGAGCTGGCGCAGAAGGTCATAGCGAACGATTCCATGTCGTTCCCAAAGTGGAAAAGTTTGCGCGTCATAGTCGATTACACATGCCCGATAGCTTAGACTTACCTCCCTCCGAAAGTCGCCCCGTTTAGAGTGCTGGGCGCAATCTTTTTTTGTTATCCGGTATGGGTTCATCCGTGAACCCGCCGTCAATCTGACGGAATAACGGAAGGATGGCGGAAAAATATTATAAATAATATTTATCATATTCCTAACATAAATAATATTTGTACCTACACAGACAATAATATGCCCTGTGGGATACCAATTTGGTATATAATCATCCCTTGTAATCAATCCTTTTAACTACCTATAAAAACACTTTCGGAGACCCCTCTCTTATATGTCTAAATATTGAAAAAGAGATATCTATAATTCAGGGAGGCATGACATGAGAGTATCGGTAGATACGGGGGCGGGAACGAAGGCCAGGTGCACAGCGCATTTTGAGATAACGGGCTACGAGCTGGCCGTCAGCAAGGGGAGCCGCAGGATAACCTTTGCATCGAAGCACGGCGGCCTCGAGCTGGAGTTCACGCCCAAAGAGATAAACGACCTGAAGGCGAGCATGCAGTAGCGGGGTGAGAAGAATTAATAATGCAATCGTCGATGTACCCGCTGCGGTAGAGCAACCGCAGGCACGACGATATGAGACGGGGAGCCAAGCCCCGGAACATGATCGGCGTAGAATCAAGAAGCGCAAGGGCGGAAGCCCAAGACAGCCAAGGAAACGCGGGGGCGCGATAAGCATGGGCCGCTATCCCCTGCAGGCATACATCAATCAATACCTGGAGAAGCGGCGCGAGAAGTGGGCTCCGGAGACGTACATCGAGAGAACCCGGAAGCTGAAGTATATCGGCAGGGCAATCGTCGAGATGCACAGAGCCGGAGAGATACGCACCGAGAACCCCAAGCAGTTCGGAGAGCCGGAGATCCGGGCAATCGAGAGCTGGATGAAACGCATCGGCTTGGACCCGGCCACGAGGTCGAAGTACAGGGGCATGGTCTCGAACTTCCTGGCATACCTAGGAAACACCACATACCTGAACGAGATAAAGTACGGAGAGATAGATACCAGGGTGCCGCCGAAGACCATCAAGACGCTGTCCAGCCATTACTACGGGGCATTGCTGGCATGACAACTTATATATATGCCGTCGCATATATCACTTCAGAGTGTCTTACAAGGCACTTAAGGAGCTAACGGACATGGAAAATGGCACAACGATAGGAGACAGAGCGAGCGGCCAGGGTGATGAACCTGGTGTTAGAAACTGTAAGAAGTGTATGGACGCTGGAAACAACACCTGGTGTTCAGACTGCAACGACTGGATTAAGGGAGGCTGAGCGCGTGAATCCGATTTGTGCGAAGTCCGGCCACGCCGGAGACGGAACGCACTGCGAGAGATGCGGCCTGCCGAAGAGAACAGAGGAACTGGGGGAGGCGTTCTGATGCCGAAGTATTGTTGCGAGAATCATTCTGAGTGCGAGCTTTTGCAAGAGGTCATCGCGGAGCGCGACGGATTGCTCGAAGAGAAGGACAAACTCGTCGAGGAAAGGGACGCGCTAATTACCAGGCTGGAATCCCTGCAAAAAGAGTACAGCGAGATGGAGCTGAGCCTGCTTGAACCAGAACCAGAGATTGCCGAGAAGAAGTGCAAGCTCCTGGGCCACGACTGGAGCGAAGAGATGCCGACCCAGACGTGCACGCGATGTGGGAAAACGAAGGCGGAGGTCTGAGCATGAAAGGCTACAAGATGACAAAGCCAGATGGGACGTGTTTCTACAACGGCCTGATAAAATACGAAGTAGGAAAAACAATACTGGCGAACAAGAAGAACATGGACAGGACCAACACTCTCTCGCTGGGCATCAGCGTTGCGAAAGAGCCGCACGTCCCTCTGAAATATAATGCTCGATACCCCTGGCGGCTGTTCGAGGTCAAGTTCGATAAAAAGGATATCATCGAGGAGACAGAGGACAAGTACATCGTCGAGCCGATAACCGTTGTGAAGGAACTCAAGCCCTGGGACATAGATTTACCCAATGCGAAGCGAGTGTATGATAAGATTGCATCTGCCAGCAAAATCAGAATGCTAGCGCAGACAGCCGAGCGAAAGAAAAAGATTACCGCTCTTGTAAAGCAGCACGTTGCGAGACTGAACAGAAAGCACGGCTCACAAACTGTAAAGTTAACCGACATACAATTTCATACAATAAAAGAGTGGGCCAGCGTCAGGGACAGCGTCTGGGACAGCGCCTGGGACAGCGCCTGGGACAGCGTCTGGGACAGCGTCAGGGACAGCGCCTGGGACAGCGTCTGGGACAGCGTCTGGGACAGCATCAGAGCCAGCATCAGAGCCAGCATCAGAGCCAGCATCTACGCCAGCATCGACGCCAGCATCGACGCCAGCATCTACGCCAGCATCGACGCCAGCATCTACGCCAGCAGCAGAGCCAGCATCTACGCCAGCATCAGAGCCAGCATCTACGCCAGCATCAGAGCCAGCATCAGAGCCAGCATCTACGCCAGCATCATAGATGAGGATGCCAGCAATCCATTTTTACCCCTGCAAAAAATCTGCGAGGCCGGTGGAGTATTCTACGGCATTGACAAGGATGGCGTGGCTCACGTAATCATGCCAGATAAGTCGGAGGTGGCCGAATGATAACGGAAAAGACGTTCGAGGAATTGGCAACGCTGAAAAAGGAAAGCGACAGACTGGAACAGGAAATTAATCACCCTGGCAGACGCCGGGGTTCTCAGTCAGTCGCTCGTGTGCATCCTGAAAACCTACACGATCGCGCTGACGTTCCCGAAGGAGCAATCAGAATGAACTTCTCCAACCTAGGGAGCACGGGGTTAGGTGAGAACGACAGTGCAAAGCTATCGTTCTCACCTAACCCCGTGCTTCTTTTTTTATTTTCACGGATCAGTCTTTTTTTAGCGGGGTATGGCGGAGCACAGACTACTTTTGAGAAGGATGGGTTGTTTCCATTACCAGGGGCTGCTGCCCCTGGTACACCTCAATCGTTGTGCCAATCCGCTCATGCCCTGCATTTAGAGTTAATAAGTTTCGGAGTGCAGGAGGTAAACAAGGATGGCAACTAAGATATCGTTGGAAGTGGAGCTGAAGGAGATCGTCACCAAGACCGTAGAAAAGGATGACGAGGAGACGGAGTCGTTCACCTACAAGATGGAAGGGAACGCCGGGGAAAAGCTGGCATTGACCACGTCCTTGAAGAGAGAAATCTACCCAGGGGCGAAGTTCACTGTATCGTTCAACAACGATCAGAAGACGCTCGATGAAACACCCGAGAAGCCGGCAGGGAAGGGAAAGAAGAAACAGTGAGCGGCGGGACTTTTGTGTGTGTGTGCAACCGTCAGTCCTAACGGGCTAACCGACGCGGTCGAAGGCGGCACACGGAGCAGACGCAGGGTCGGGATGCAGTGGCAGGTCTGTTGCCACGGAAAACGGTAAAAGCCAGCATCCTACGGCCCTGCACACAAAACTCCGCACACACACACAAAACTCGTCAACATAAAAGGGATAGGGAAAAAATGAAACGAAAATCAAGAGAGGGGTCAGCGTTCCGACTAAAATACAACAAGGTTGCGAATGCGATACGAAATGCAAGCGTGGATGGTAGGATCAGGGAAAAAGTGCTGAAGAACATAATTAGAGACATAATCCCAAATGCCTTAGATACTAGGACTCAGGAAAGGTGGCTGGTTGACTTGCAATACCCACCAGCCTGGTCGGGGTGTGCGCCGGTGCTGTCCGCGATTGGCCGCGCAACGGGACAGGTTTATTACGAAGTTCTCCCGGAGCGGACTCAAAAAGTTTCGATAGAAACGATTGTTTTTCAGGAGGCGAACAGGTGAAGTGGCACTGCCCGAAACTAAAGCAGGACATTAGGCCGGACGAGTGCTGGGAGATACGCGTCAAGCTTAGCACGTGCAACAACAAGGAGTGCCCGCACTACGAAACCGACACTATGCTGGAGGCAATGCGAAAGAGAGCGACCAGGGCGGAATCCCAGAAAAGCATTGTTGCCAGCCTCTCGGCTGGCGCGGTGATATTTACTTTGAAACAGGAGGTTTCCCGATGAACGAAGCAATATCCGAAACACCCCAAAGAGATGCCTCGCTCGGGGCGGATGCCCCGATTGCGAGGGGGGGCGACTTGCCGAAGTGGTGGCCAAGTGCTAACCCCTATATCATCGGTGACAACCTCGACATAATGCCACTTCTCCCCGACGATTGCATAGACCTAACGGTGACAAGCCCCCCGTATGACAATCTCCGAGAATACGGCGGTCATACATGGAACTTCGACAAGTTCAAGGATTGCGCCAAGCAACTGTTCAGGATAACCAAACCTGGCGGCGTGGTTGTGTGGGTTGTCGGGGATGCCACGATTGACGGGAGCGAAACTGGCACATCATTTAGGCAGGCTCTTTACTTTAAGGAAGTGGGGTTTAATCTGCACGATACGATGATATGGAATAAAGATGGTGGCGGTGCTGTTGGCTCTAATAAGTGTTATACCCAAAATTGGGAGTTTATGTTTGTATTTAGCAAAGGAACCCCTAAGTGCATCAACCTTATTTATGACAAACCTAATAAATCCTTCGGACAAGATAAGAGTGGAGTCGGTAGAAGATTGGTATCTGGGGAGCATAAAATAGAGAATCGTAAGCCGTCGGCAGAGTTTAGCAGGAGAAATAATTATTGGTATATTCCGACAGAGCGAGGCGAACATCCCGCAGTATTTCCAGTCGCCGTGGCGCACGACCACATCGTAAGCTGGAGCAACCCTGGCGCAATCGTTTTAGACCCGTTCGCGGGAAGCGGTACGACCTTGCATCAATGCCGCAAACTTGACCGCGTGGGGCTTGGAATAGAAATCAACCCCAAATACGAGGCATTACTGCGGGATAGGTCAATGTCCAACATCGCCAGGTTAGACGCCTTCGCCCCCCCTCGCAACCGTGAGGGCGGGGTAAGCGAAGGAACTCAACAATCGAACCAACTAACCAAGGTCACTTTGGTTGGAAAGGAGGATTCCTGAATGTTGCTCGAAGATGCTCGGAAGCAAATAAGGAAGGACTTAATGATGGCATTACTGAGGCGGTCTGGATACTCAATCGTCAATCCCTCGGTTGATTACTCTAACTGCCAGCCGAGCGGAGAGAACGGAGCGAAGGCTGGCGATGCCTCGCCCGAGCCGGATGGCTCGGTTGAAGGGCGACGGAGCGAGAGCGAGGGGGTGAGGGACGAATCCCCGAAGGGTTCGAGCGTAGGGAGCCCGACAACACTTGTGGCGGGGTGTAAGGATTCGAGGCGCGAAACAATACCAAACCTCTGCATGAATTTGAAAGACATCGGGGGATTGACTTATCTTTATTGTGGAATGTGCAATGGGCGCAATCCAAACTGCAAAACATACGTTCCATCGAGCAGGAGGGAATGATTTTGTTATTGAGCGCCGAGAGTCCGGTCACTTGCGTTGAACGGAGGCAATCGCTATGAGACTCAAGGGGCGACGTGCAGGCTCTGCTATTATCCTATCGGCACCGCGCTCGTGGGAACGCACTTTGCCAGGTTATTTTTACTGCGATGTGAGCAAAATTGAGATTCATTGCAACTACGAGCTCCGGGTCCCATCCGACCTTGGCATTATTTTGTCGGAAGTGGAACACCACCTAACGAGGCTCGCAGAGGCATTGAAGCTATGCGAAGAAAAAGAAAAGGGAGGGATTTAGTGGCTGGCGCGCATCCCCAAGCCAGCCTATTTTTATTGTCAGGAGGTTCAAAATGAGACACGACATCGAGGAGGTAAAGTATGGCTAAACTAAAAAAGTGTTTGGATTGTAGACGTGTGTTAGGAAAGAAAGACGCCGGATTTCAAACTTGCAGCACATGCCGGTTGAAATCTGAGAACAGGCAACTAAGGGTTGAACTCTCTGACACAAAAACGAAATTAAAGAAGCTCAAAGAGACAGCCCAATATCCCGTATGGTTTAAAATCAAAGAATCGACCAGAAGTTGCACACAAGAATACCTACAACAATTACTGACTGCCATTGCTCCATTTAGCACCAGTATTATCATCGAGACGGGGAGGAACTGATTATGGCTAAAAAGAAAACAGGGGAGTTCAAGCACTCCCGAACGGTGAGCATTGAAAGGAAAGTCAATCTGGGCAACTACGAGAGCCTCGGGCTGTTCGAGTCGGCGACGACAAAGTACGATGATGAGAAAGACGCCGATAAGATTCACGCTCAGCTCGTCGCCGAGGTCGAGAACAGTATAGGAGAGCGCCTGGTGGCGATTGGGAAAAAGCCGGAGCATGCTCCGGAAGAGCCTGAGAAAGAGGTCGAGCCCGTCAAGGCAGAGCCAGCCCCAGGACCGTCAGGAGAAAGATTTGTAGATGGTCATACGGAAGGAAAGGACGACTTGCACGAGGCCATCGAGAAGGTCGTCAAGAAGGCCAACGGTTCGACTCAGAAGCCAGTAGAAGTTCCCGACGGCTTCCAGCAGTTCGACGCGAGCATAGACCCGTACCGGCTGGCAAAGGACATCTACAACACGCACGGGTACGCGCCGGACCAGTTCAAGCAGCTCGGAGCGTTGGTCAGGATTCACGTCGGGCACGGGGAGAACGTCACACCTGAGAACATCGCCAAAGTTCCGAGGGAGAAGCTGGCCGCGTTCCTGCTGAAGCACGGACTCATAAGGGAGAAGGATGGATGAAACAGGAAACCCTCGATTCACGCACAAAGGGCGAGGCGCTGCCGCCGATCCCGCAACCCAACGACCTGATGCCGAGGGACCAGTACCATTCCACTCACGAGATGAAAGACACGTCCATGGACGTCTTTAGCAAAATGGTGGAGACCGGCGACAAACTCGCAAGGAAAGACCTGGTCCTCGGGTACGTCATCAAGCACCCAGACCTGACCGCGAAGGAACTGGTCAGGGAGATGGTCAAGGACGGGCATTTCGCGTTCAACGACGGCAACCTGGCCCGCCCCCGCCTGACGGAGCTCCAAGACGAGCTGAAGATTTTCACGCCTTACAAGCGCGTCTGCGCGGTGACGAGTGAGTACGCCTATGTCTACCGGAGCGCGCAGGTGAAGTACCTGCTCACGATTGAAAGCCGGTCCGAGCCAGGAACCAACAACGTCACGATTTACTACACCGACGGGACGATTCACTGCACGTGCAAGGGCCGCAGGATCCATGGGCACTGTCACCACGCCGAGGGAATGCTGCTGATGGTCGAGGGGAAGCGGATTAATCTGGAGGCGAAGGAATGAACTCAGACCGTAAGGGGAAGGTCGGGGAACGCGAGCTGGCGAACGAATTGAAACGGTATGGTTACCAGGCGCGGAGGGGCCAGCAATTCTCCGGCATCGAAGGCGAGGACGTCGTAGGTTTGCCTGGCATACACATCGAGTGCAAGCGCGTGGAGCTGATAAACATCAACAAGGCCATGGACCAGGCCGTCGAGGACGCGAAGCCGGGCGACATGCCGGCGGTCTTCAGCCGGAAGAATAGCAAGCCCTGGCTGGTGACGATGAGATTAGAGGATTGGATTAAACTATATGGGAGGGACAGGACATGAAAGAAACTCAGACGAATTTGGAGCAAATAGTGGAGCTGGAATTTAAGAACGTGAGGGAGAGCAACCTCAACCCGCGCATGAACTTTGACGGCCTCGAGGACCTGATACAGAGCATCAAGGAGAACGGTATCCTCGTGCCGATGCTGGCCAGGAAACAAAAAGACAAATGCGAGCTGCTGGACGGCGCGCGAAGGCTCAGGGCTGCGAAGAAGGCAGGCCTGACCAAAGGGCCGTTCATCATCCGGGACGTCCCGGACAAGCTCGTCGCGGAGACGATGTTCAACGCCAACGAGCATGCAAGCCTGAAGCCGGTGGAGCAGGCTCGAGCACTGAAATCCATGCAGGACGCAGGGCACACGATCAAGGAGATCGCCAAGAGGACCGGGCGCTCGGAGGCGGCGATAACAGAAGCGCCAGCAAAAGAGAAAGACCCGGAACCAATGGAACTCATGCCGGGGCAAAAGGAAATTCTGAAGCACATAAGAGCGCACCCTGACGCGCAGCACACATCAACGACCCTGGCCATTCAACTCAATCAATCAACAAAGACAATCGAGGACCTGGCGCTACCAATGATATCAAGTGGCCTCCTTGTCACCAAGGACGGATTCATCGACATTGCGGTGAAGCCGAGAGCCAACCAGGAATCGGCAAAGCCAGAGGCGATCCAGTGAAACCAAAGCTGCAGATGCGGATGGTGAAACTCGCCGATATTCGTCTCTCCGGACGGAATCCGAGGAAGATGTCAGAGGTTCAAAGGGATCAGTTGAGACGCTCAATCCTGGAGTTCGGATTCAAGGATCCCGTCACAGTTGACAGGAGCATGCTCCTGATTGATGGATACCATCGTCTGAACATCGCCTGGGAGATTGGCATCGAGACCGTGCCCGCCGTCATAGTAGATATCACTCCCGAGAAGAGGGAGCTCCTGGGCATCGCGTTGAACAGCATCAAGGGCGAATGGAACCTCAGCATGCTGAAGGATATCCTGGGAGAACTCGACGGCAAGGGGCTCGACACGACTCTTGCCGGCCTCGACGACGAGGTTCTCAAATCATTAGACACTTTGAACCTTAGTACCCTCGAGGAGATTGCAGACGATGTTTTCGACGCAGGG